TTCTAAAATAAATGGTGTATCTATAGACGATCTCACGCTTGGTAATCTAATAAATGATGCAGTAGGTTTAGGTCTTTTAGATAAGAAGTTTGCTAGAGATGCAGACCCAACTTCTTTTATAGCAAGAGTAGGTGAAAAATTACCTACAGGAGAAACAATTAATGAAGTTGTTACAAACAATCAGGGTAGGGTAATAAGACTTCTTGTTGCTAATCCATCTACTAGTGCCTTAAATGTTATTGGTTGGGGAGCAAATGCATCTCTTAATTTTGTATCAGATACAGCTTTAGCTACTTTACACGCAGGAACAGGAGCAATGTACAAAGCTATAGGTATGCAGAAGAATGGAGAAAGCGCACACAGAATAGCAAGCACTTTATTTAAATCAAATATCACTAGATTAAAACTACTGTTAGATCCTGAACTAACTTACAACGCTTTTCAATCTGCCTTGTTAAGAAACAGTGAAGCCTTGCAAAAACTTTCTACAATACTTCCCGGAGGAGTTGAGAATACAACAAAAATTATTACTGGTGGTGACTTTACACCTAGTCAAAGACTAATGGGTTTAAAAACTGATCAAGCTGTTGATATTATACAGGCTATATCTTTGGTGAGAGCGCAAGATACTTTTACTAAATCTCAAGAATTTATTTTTCAGATGGATAGAGCTTTACGTGCAGCAACAGGTAAAGGTTGGTCAGATTTTTACAAACCAGATCCTCAAGGCTCTAACGTAGCATTTATGGCAACTAAAGAGTATAAAGAATTAGAAGCATCGGCAGTAGAAAAAACATTAGAAGCTATTTTCTCTAAATCATATAAGGGTAAGGGTTTGACAGGAGAGTTAGCAGGTATTATGGAAGATGCAAGAAATATTCCCGGAGTTGGTTTGATGATACCTTTCGGTAGATTCTTTAACAATACTGTTGATTTTGGTCTTCAAGCTACAGGTTTGTCCTTAGTAGGTAAAATGACAGGTCTATATAAAGACAAACCTACAACTCAATTAATTGCTAAAGCTGCGTCAGCTTGGACAATCGCTTCGTTTTTAGTGCAAGATGAAACTAGGAAAAGAAATCAAGGTTTAGGTTTATATGAAGAAGATGTTATGGGTGGGGAGGTTATCACTCAAAGATACGATTATCCTATATCTTATTTTAGAGCTAAAGCTAGACTCATGTCTTACTATGCACAAGGAGAAAAACCACCACCTGAACTAATAGCTCAAATTGGTAAAGACTTTACTTTAAGTGGCGTTCTCAGAAACTTAACAAGAACTCAAACTGATATAGCAAACATGGTTGAGGGTATGTTATCAGGTGATTTATCAAGTGCGTGGAGAGGTTTTGCTAATTCTGCAGGTGGTATTGTCTCACAAGTTGCATCAGGCACAACAAGATTTATAGAACCTGTCAATACTTTAGCAGGCATAGCAAGAGGAGAACAAGCTAGACCAATAGACAGATATCAGGGTAACAAATTGTACAATGATTCTGTTCGTTATATAGATAACATAATACCATTATTTACTGGAAAGCCTGTTGGTAAAACTTTAAAACAAGCTGCTACAGGAGAAGCAGATGTTACTTCAGCAAAATCTTTAGGTTTTAGAAATATTAGACTTACCAATACTCAACGTGTTATGAATATGATGGGTTATGAACAGTTTGATATTAATGCTGCTAGAAGGGTTAGAGTTATTGCACCAGAATCTGCTAATGAATATAATGGAATACTGTTTGATATTATAGAAGCAGAATCTGACAGACTTATAGGATCTAAAAAATTTAGAGATTTAGATACAAGAACGCAAAGAAACTATTGGAAAGAGGTAATATTACCTAGATCAAAAGAGTTAGCTAAAACATTTTTATATTTACAGTATTCAGGACCTGAAGATACTCTAGATCTACAGTACGAACTTGCTCAAAAATATAAAGAGAGTAAGATAGATGATGCTATAGAAAGTTTAAACTTTGATGGTAGTCTAGGAGATATGACAAGAGGAGAATTACATCTTCTTAAATCTTTTTTAGATACAGAAGATACTTTAAATCTATTAACAGTACCTGCTATCTAACCCTCTTCTAACATCTTATCTGCCCACTCGTATGCCTCTCTCACTAGATCTTTTTTATTAGTCCAACTAGGACTTCTAGCTATAATACCTGATAATGCTTGACCTGCCAGAAACCTTCTTGTCGTCAAGACTTTATCTTTATTATTTGTCTTTATCATACGTAGTTTATTAAAGTTTCTGGCTTCCATTTCCAACTTGCTCCACTTCATCTATGCTTCTCTTTCAATGCTTCAATCATTTTGTTGAGGTAGTACTGTGCCTTTTGCATATCTTCTACAGGCTTTCCTTTATAGTTATATCTATGTTGATACTTTATTACATTACCATGACAATAATCTATGAAACCCTGTAGTCCTAACACCTGTCTCATGTATTCAATACACTCTATACCATCTCGTATTGTGTAATGAGGTGGTCTGTTTACAGGATCAAACTTTTCTTTTGTTGAACCATACTCACCTGTAAATATCTCAAAGGCATCTTCTGTTGAGTGTGGATTACAATTTGGACATTCATAACATTTAAGATCATCATCAAGATAATTACCACACATAGAACAAGTATCTTTAGCGTGTATTACTGTCATTTTATGCTCCTATATCTACTATCTCACAACTATCCCCACTACAAGCCATAGTCTGACTGCCAGAGGTAGTATCACTTTTCTCATAGTCTCTTAATTTAGACCAATCAATTCTGCTTCTCATTCTAGAAAGCATAGCATCATATTCTTGTTCTGTACACTCTTGATAAGGTGCTTGCTGATAAACATGATCAGAGTGTGGCAAGAAAGATACACCTGACATCTTATCAAAATGCTTGAACACAAATGCTCCAACGTCAAGCCATTCTTCTTCCTTGACTGTAACAGTGATAGAAGGTTTATGTTCACACCAATGTTCCTGATAGATCAACCAAACATTTAACTGATCTATAGCAGAGAGGTCATCTCTAAGTCTAGAACCTTTGGGTGACATCATTGGAAAACTAAACACAGTTGTTGTTTCAGGTTTCATCACACATGGTTCACTTGGCACACCCTGATCAATCATAAACTTTGTCAGTGGATCTTTATTATCTCCCCTAACTGTTCTAATATAATACCTGCTGTGTCTAGCATGAATACCACTTGCTGAATCGCATAGCTGTGATACTGTACCTGATGGTTTGACACAAGTGATGGCTGTGCTTTCCTCTATGCCAAATCTTTTAGCATACTTCTTGTTTGTATCTATAGCTATCTGCTTCATTCTTGTAAGTCTTTCTCTCATATTCACAAGAAAACAATTTGTATGTATATTGTCCATGATACCTGTAAGACTTACACCAAGAAGTCTTTCTTCCTGTGTATTGTTTTTCCAAACTTTTCTTAGATAGGGGAAGTTAGTAAGAGTAGACTGTGCAGTGCCTAAGATAGTAGCCAGTCTAACTTTACGATCTAGATCATCATCTGTATCATGCTCCTTGACAACTACTTCAGTTAGATTACAGAACTGATGAGGTCTAAGTATAATCTCACTACAGGGATTAGTGCCAAACTCATAGTCTGGATTTCTTCTGCCATTCTTAGCTGCTTGCTTCTGTGCAGATACCCTGTTGAAGATACCTCTCTCACCTGACTTTGATTCTACTAGTGAAGTCCACTCTCGTAAGAATGTTTCTGAATCAGGTTTGTCTGTGTAAGCAACACTATTATTAGATAGTGCCATGTGAGGAGCAGTTTCCCACCACTGTCCTGTCTTGGCATGACGCATACGTATGTCAGAAAGGTTGCTGAGAGAGATCATTGCAGATCTACGTACACCACCTACTACTACAATCTCACCGATCTTACACATGATACTGTGGCACTCATAGCTATTTAGTTTTCTACCTACAGCACCCTTGAACATATTGATTGTGAACTTAAACAAATCAACAAGAGGAGCAGGTCCTGATGCTCTACCACCAAATGTTTTTAATCTTGCACCTGCAGGTCTTATCATGCTGACATCATAGTCAGGAACTTCACCTGCATACAGTAGTGCAATCAACATTCTGAATGCTTTTGCCCAACCCTCTTTGCTATCTCTAACAACAATAGTTGTCTGACTTGGAAATAACTTCTCTGGTATCTCTGGAAGTTTATCTATGTACTGTCTCTCAACAGAAAAGCCTACCCCTGTACCACAAAGCAAGATGTACATAGCTTCATCAAAAGATTTAGGATCATTGACAGGAAGATAGGAGCAGTTGTAACCTGCTGTATTATCTCTGTCTAATGCAGGACCTGCAGTCATCAAAGCTCTCATGGATGGCATAACATCAAGAGTGTAGATAGCGTTCCAGATCTCGTCTGTGGTCTTCTTGTCAAGACCTGTCTTGTCTGCCATGTAATCTACATAACGTGTAACTGTTTCAGTCCACGTTTCTCTCCTTCCTTCTTCTTCAAGCCAACGTGCATAACGAGAGGTGGCAATAAAGTTTTGATAATCTGTAGGTAATGCATTATTCATTTTCTTTATTCTCCTTTGGTGTTGTGTGGACTGTGAAGTTAACACTAAAAGATCTTCTCTCGCCTTTTGTCTTGAAGGGATATACAGTATGAAACATATGTGCAGGAAAGATAATAAAGTCTCCTACCTGTGGTTTAAACATAAAGTTAGTTGAAGAATATGGTAGTGAACTTCCATGCATAAATTGTATGTGTCCATGACTAGGATGATGATCTTTATAATCTTCTTCCCACTCTTTTTCAATACCTTTAGGCAGTTTTAAATATCCTACACAGGATAACATGGAGTCAGGATGAACATGAACAGGATTATATTCTCCTTCAAATTGTCTAACAAACCAACCAGAGGTTGCTTGTATTCTATAATCAGAATTAGGATCTAAACCTCTAGCTCCCATAGAAGTATAAACTTCTGTATTTAATTGATATTTCATTATAAAATCTTTCATCTCTTCAAAAAAAGATTTTACCATATCATCACTAAATTTAAGTTCTTCTCTCACTTTACCCACTAAAGTATCAGACCAATCCTCTAACTTATCATTCATAGAATTATTAAGTTTCTCTACAAAAGAAGGTGAAAGTTTTTTATACCCTATGATAGGGCTAAAAGGTGTTATAAATTGTTCATCTTGTGAAGGTGTAAATATATTTGGCATTATCTGTTATCTCCTGACCCTTTAATTTTATTTCTATCTCTCCTGTCGTGAAGTTTCTTTATGTTTGCATCAGCTACTTCTTGTAGATTAGAATCTAGATAGTTAGCTATGGCTGTGACATAAAAGAGACAGTCACCTAGTTCTTTTATAATGTCAGATTTAGAAAAACTTTTATCCCTGATAAGTTTCTTTATCTTACCCTGAACTTCTCCTGCTTCTTCTCCTAAACCTAAAACATTTTCCATCAGCCTGTTCTTTGGTTCAGTAACAATAAGTTTCTCAACTTGTTTACTGTACAATTCCATATCGTAATTCAATCTAATCTCCTTGTAATATCTACATCTATTATCTCAACATCATCTAAATCATAAATACAATCAGATATTTTTTCTTTCACGACTTCTAGTTCACTATCATCAGCAACCTCTAAAAAATTAGCTGTTTCATCAACCTCAACAGTTAAAACTATTTCAAAACGTAAGCTCATAGTTATACTCCATTCTCACTAAAAGTCAACACATTTTACCTGAATCATCATAAGACAAAATACCCTCATCAATAATCTCTATTGCTTCCATTTTACTGTCAACAAAATGTTTAAAGTTGTAAGCATCTGAACTGTCAGTAAACCAAAACTCTTCATCTCTCATCTCTCCCTGATCTTCAACCCTGCAAACCACAAGATATTCACCTTCATCTGGAATATCAAACTCATAGTTATTATCATAGAGTTGTTCAACACTAAAAGGACCTTCACGTACTGCCCATATTTTAAATACTCTTCTCATTTATTTTCCAATCTCTAATTAAATCCATGTAGTGTTCTAACCCAATCATAACAACCCAAGGTTTGTAGTCTGATCTGAAGAATACAACAGGCTCACCATTACCATGTTTGTAAGCTTGCTCTATGTATCCATAGATTGTTTTCATTTCACCTTTACGTCTTTTAACTTCTATAGCTAATGGTAATCTCTTTCTAGCTTGAGGAGAAAACTTGATGTCAGCACCTGTATCACCCATTATAGCAGACTGTATGTCATCCTTTTCAAACTCTGGAAAAGTTTCTAACAGTTTATCTCTTATCTCCTGTTGACCTAATCTACCTTTAGCTTTTGCTGATCTACTCATGTGAATACCTCTGGTACTTTTGGTTCTGTGTTTACTTCAACTAGATATTCAGGACCATAGGAGTAGATGAAAGTTCTTAGATTATCCCAACAGCTACTTTTATATTCACAGTAACTACACACCACGTTTAGCTTTTTGTTGTCGCTTGTTTTTGACTGTGGTATGGGATCTAACTTTTTTCTAGGTAACTTACCTTCTACCATCTTGACAATGTTTTTTATTTCTTTCTCTTTTGTTTTTAACTCTTCAGAGAAATCATAAACATCCAAACAAATATGTCCATTCTGTTTATCAACTGCAAGAAAAGCTCCCTGTTTTTTGTCAGTAACAAGTGGGTCATCTTTACCTGCATAAACGTAAGAACTAAGTTGAGATATGTAACCAAATGGATCGTCATCACGTAATCTCCCCTCTTTAAATTTTTTGAAAGCATAACTACTGCAAGACTTTACATCAATCGTCATGCCATCTATCACTGCATCTCTATGTCCTTTAACACCATGCACATCCAAACTGTCCTGCATACCCTTAACTTCATGTCCACTAGCTACTGCTAGATGTAGGATTAACTCTTCTATCATATCACCATAGAAGAACTTTAGCAAACTGTTTGGTTTTAGTGGCTCACCTAGTTTAGGTTTGTTGATCTTGTACCACAACTTTCTTTGACATGATGTTCCAACAGACGAAAGAGATAAATAACCCCTTGGTTTTTGTGGTTTAGAGAACCTACTGTCAGCAGTATGTGCTAGACTTATACCAAAGGATTCACTGATGGCAGCATTCCAACCACCTTTACCCTCTATTGCCTTGTAAATATCTCTTACAAGATTTTCAATTTTCTTCATCAGCTTGTCCTTTGTGTTTTCTTTTTCTGAATACCTGTTTAGATTTATCAGGTATAACCTTGAGACTATACTTGGGAGTATACAACTCTCTAGCCTCAAGGTTTCTGGGTTTAGGTTTCCTAAAAAGGAACTTCTTCTCCGACTGCTTCATTAGCCTTTGCCTTTGGTGGGGGAGCAGGTAGTTCATCCTCTTCATCAGGATCATACTTCTTGTGTTCTAACACCTTAACTTTTTCAAGCCTAGTTCCTGTGTTGCCATACTTCTTAATGTCATACACAGCAAGTGTAACTTCCACAAGAGATCCATTACCAATAGGACCATCCACATCATAATCCCAACGTGTGTTATCCTCTTTGAGGACAATGGGTGCGCCACTATCCCAATCTCTACCTGTTTCAAATTTACGCACAAAGGTAACTTTCTTACCTCTACCTAACTCATCATCAGTACCAGACTTCATGGACTTAGAATCTTTCAACTTCTTGAAGTTAACGTCATTCATTATAACGTCAATCTTACAAGCACCATTACATTCTTCATAAGCACCCACTGCTTGTGGTGTAGGCTTGTAGCCTGTCATCTCACGATTCTGTTCAAACACTTTGCACCATTCACCGATACCTTCTAACTTTACTTTTCTTGTAGCCATAATCTATTGCTCCACTTCTTCTTTTTCTTTTAATATGTCTTTCTTAATCTTATTCTCAATAGCCGACTTCATATTGTCGTTATCACATAATACAATAATATGATCGTCAAACCAACTATTCTTTTCTTTAGCCATTTAATGCTCCTTTTTATTTAATAAAAAAACTATATCATAGTTATTAGTTACTTGCAAGCAATTAATGTACTTCTGCATAATTATTTCCATATTGTACATCAATTCCTAGCTCTACATTTAATTTAAGCTGTTCATTTAACTTCTGAACTGCCCACTTTAATATTTCTGTATGCTCCTTTTCTTCTCCTTTTCTAATTAAATTAATACTTTCATCATGGAACTGTCCTATGATGTTTGATCTTTTACTACGATAGAATGCTACCCACTTGTCAAAACAGTAAGATCCTGTGCTTTGATTGATAGTAGAGAAAGCATCCTTTTCGTAACGTAAACTGTGCCAGAACTTACTGACAGGGTTCTGTATCCACATATCATCACCTATTGTTCTGATCTTTTGGTCTTCAGCAAACTGTTTTACTGACCAGTTTCTTTCCCAGTAGGCATCAAGCAGCTTCTTTGCCTTACTAATAGACATTCCTGTCTCTCTGGATAGTTTTTCAGCACCTACACCATAGGTTGCAGAGTAGTTGACTACCTTAAAGTTCTTTCTAATAGGTTTCAAGTCTATCTCACCTCTATTATGCTGATCTATCTGCTTCTGTGTCACAAACTTTGCGTGTTTTGCCAAGTCTAAATGTGGATCAAACCCCTCTACTGACATTTCTTTCACATATTGTGGGTCATATGGCATCATATAATGTCTTTTTGTCGTATCTTCAAGAGAAGTCATGTCTGCACCACATAATAAATGTCCGGGTGTTGCAATTAAGCAACTCCTTATCTCTTTTCCATACTGTTTTTCAACAGATGGTAGATTAACCAGAGGTTTTTTATGTTTAAACCTCAAGGTATTTGTTAATCCATCTATCTCTGCCTTGAGATAACCATCTTCTTCACATTCAATAAAGCCATTGATGATGCCTAGCCTGTGTTGTAGTACTGTCAGTCCATCAAGAACACCCACTGCAGGATTATCTTTGATCAATAGCTTAACTGATTCTGTAAGTTCACCATTCTTTCTTATCTGCTCTACCTTTTTCTCTTCTCCTGTCTCCTTATTCTTATTATACTTATAGGTGCAGGGTTTCCAACCAAGAGAATACAACCACTCTTTAACTTGATCAGTGGAGTTAGGATTAGGATCTTCTACGCCCTTTACTACAGTCACTTCACCATCATAACTTGCAGGTAATCCATGTTCCTCTAGTAATTCTAACCATTTCTTGCCAAGAGAAGAGAGTGAGCCATCTTTCTTTTGGTACACTTTTGGTCTAGTCTGTGTCCTGTAATTTGTTTTCATAGGCATAACATTAATAAGTTCTGCAACCTTTTGTTCCTGTAGATTTGTCCATTCTTCTGATAGAGACTTTGCAAGTTTAACATCTAACTTCCAACCCTGTTTCTCTGCTTCATTTGCACAGTCCATTTTAAACTCAAGATAACGAAAGAATTTGTCAAGCATTTTCTTACATCCATAGAGTTTTAAAAATCTAGGTAGAAGATTATCCCATAAAGCCTTTGTTATTTTTACATCTTCAACACATCTATTTTTATATTCTTCAAGACTCAAGTTTGTCCAATCATCTATTTTAACTTTCTCAATACCAAAGTCAGGGAAGAAGCTGTCAAGTCCATGTTTTGATCTATTAGGATTCATTACCCAAGACATAGGCAGAGTATCATACAGTCTAGACTTGACCTTTATGTTAAGTATTCTCTCCAATACAGGTATATCATATCGTATAATATTGTGTCCTAACAAAGGTTCACCAGATAAAAGAAGTTCCCTCATGTCATCATACTGAAACAAATTTATAAATAACTCTCCATCTCTTGTGTAGGATAAACAATGTATCTTATCTGGATTTAATCCATTAGTTTCAATATCAAATATTATCATGCCACCATCCTGTCTTCTTCATCACCAAAACTTTCTCTCATAATTGTAGTCTTTGGATCATAGTAGACACTACCTGCTTTACCTAACTTTGCAAATGGTCTGTTCTTATCTACGATAAAGTTTGTAGTGTTCTGTACTGTCTCATCCTCATTCTCTAGGTCTCTGTCAATCTTGATACAGATAATAGCTTCTTCTTCAAGAGAAGATGCATACTTAGTTCTACCATCATCATTTACCTGTGATATAAATACCACACCTATGTTTAGTTCTTTTGATAACTGTGCCATCCTTGCGCCAAGGGATGTCAGGACAGATGTAGCACCATCTACACCAGACTGACTAAGATAGGCTAGTCTTTGAACATGATCTACAAAGACATATTCTGCACCATACACAGAACAAGCTAGTCTAGTATACTCCAAGAGTTTTAAAGGATCATCATGGGAACGCATCTCAAAGACAATAGATCGTTCATTCTTTGTAGCCTTGAGTGCATACTCTTCTAGCACTTCATCAGATACGTTATTGTATTTCTGATCCTCTTTGGTTCTCACATTCACACCAAGTTCATAAGTTGCCATTGCCCTGTAAGTTGTAGCTTTCATCTCTTCCATGTGTAGCATGGCAATACGTATATCTGGATTCTTCAACAGTCCTGTCTCTATATATCTTATAAGTTCTGTTTTACCTGTACCTCTTGGTGCTTTGATAAATGTCAGACCACCCTTGACTATACCCCTGATCTTATCATCAAGTCCTGTGTGTCCTGTAGGTGTATAGTCATAAGGACTTTCATTTCTTATTGCGTGTAAGACTTGAGCATCAGAACAAAAGAAGTTATCTGGTGTATATCTCTGAGGTTTCAA